CCAGATGGCACGATCGCAGACTACGAGAATTCATTGGCCGGAAGATTTACGATCGGAGAGATCATCACGGGACAAACGTCACTGGCCTCAGGCCTTCTGAAGGAAAAGAACCTTGAGATGAGCCAGCTGATACTCGGAGGGGTCAGCGGTAACTTTCGCGTGAACGAACGAATTGCCGGAGCCACGAGCGGAAGCACGGTCGTCACAAGCAGAGTGTACCTGCATCGCGATGCTCCACACCACTACGTCGGATCCGATGGACTAGAGATCTATAACTCCAGGTTCATCGATGAAGATCTGACGCTAGAAGGAGTCAGACCAGAAGCTGCAGACTTCAGTCTGTCTCCGGTGTCTTATTACGAGTATGAGACTCAGCTAAATGACGAGAGAGGTAAACTGAGAGTTGTGCGTCCGAATATGATATTCCAGTTCTCTCAACTGTATTCGAAGCTGATCAATCAGTAAGGCATGTCCAGACAATCCAATGTAAGTCTCAACACGTCCGAGGTGCTGATGCCCTCGGCGTATCGCGTTTCTGAAATAGTCCTGAAGAATTACATAGGAATTAAGGATGAACTCAAAGGACAATATAACATCCAGCGAGTCGTCGGCGACTTTACTATCACTGAAAGCATTTACAGATCAGCTCTGACATTAAGTCTCTCTATCAGAGATGACTCGAGCTTCATGGAACAGGCCGCTCTCTCGGGGCATGAGACGATCGAAGTGAAATTGGAAAGACTTCTCCCGAATGGAGAACTCCAGAAAGTAGATCTTTCATTTCGCGTCACTGAATATCCGGTGTACTCTAAATTCAATAATGGAGTTCAGGTATATCGGTTGAACGGCGTCTCACCGCATTCCTACATCTCCAAATTCAAGAAGATCTCGAGGTCATTTCGCGGTAAGATCGGTGACTTTGTGAAGGGAGTTCTCAAGAACGATCTTGGACTCCCTGACAATAAGATTGATATCAGTCCGAAGGCCACTGGCAATGTAGTTTTTGTGGTTCCTAACATGGAACCAATCGATGCCATGCACTGGGCAATTCGTCGAGCATTCAGCGAAGAAAGCAGCCCATTCTATCTGTACCAGACTCTGGATGGAGTCGTGCACCTGAGATCCCAGGCCGAACTTGTTACGCAAGACGTCTACAAGAAGTACCAGGATGCCAAGTTCTTTCAGTACGACATTGCTACTAACCCGGTCGAGGCGTTCGAGGAGCGCGCGACACGTATTCTCAGCATAGACTCGGATCTGAGCATGGCCAAACCGATGATGGCCTCGAATGGAGCGTTCTCGTCGAGAACCGAGTATGTCGACCTCGCTACGAAGGCATATTCAGTGTCGAAGTTCAATTACAGCGACCGCGTCAAGGACTTTCCGACTGTAGAAGGATATCCTCTTCTCCATGAGGGGTTTGAGATCGACGAAGGAAACAAGATCGGATCATATGATGGTGCAAAGATCAATTATGTTCCTCTGAATTCTCTGGCATATGGAAGTCCGTATGCAAACTACCATTCGACTTCAGCTGGAGGGGTGATCAATCAAGCGCAGTCTCAGTACGAAACAATGGATGCCATTCAACATCTGATCGTACTAAACGGAGATTTCAATCTGAACTGCGGAAAAGCTATAGAGCTAAAGATTCCTCCTGCCTGGGATCCTACTCCAGAAAAACGCGGAACACGCGGGCAGGATGACGAGACGCTGAACGATTACATCTCAGGATCATATCTCGTTTCTGCAATAGTCCACAATTTTGCCGAGGAATACTACTCTGAAGTGAAGGTGAAGAGAGACTCTACACCTACGAATCCATTTACATCATGAACGCTCAAGACAATTTCATCTCTAAGCACTTCGCCTGGTTCACCGGCGTCGTAGAGGACATTTTCGATCCACTTCAGATGGGTCGAGTTCGTGTTCGCTGCTTCGGATATCATACTGCCGACAAGGCTCAGATTCCTACCGAGGATCTTCCGTGGGCTATGGTCATGATGCCGGTCACATCTGCCTCAATGAGCGGAATCGGGCAATCGGCAACAGGCATACTCCAAGGAAGCTGGGTCATCGGGTTTTTTCGAGATGGCCCATCTGCGCAGGATCCGATCGTACTAGGAACGATTCCGTCACAGACTCCAAAGGGAGATTCAGAAAAGGGCTTTAGCGATCCAGCCGGAAAACATCCGATCAATCCAGACGAGAAGGATATCCCGAGAGAGGCAAGAGCTGAGTACGAACAGTCCTCAGCATATGTCACCAGAAAGGGTCTCAGGGTCACTCGAGTCGAGAAGGCAGTTCCACCAAAGGTGAGCAGTGTTGCTGTCGATGAACCTGACTCTTACTACCAAAGATCCGATTGGAGCACACTGGACATCAGTCAGACCACGAAGCCGGATTACACTTTCAATAATGCCATTCACACTCAAGGTGGGCATGTCAAAGAGATTGATGATACCAATGAGAGCAAGAGAATGCTGGATCAGCATTCATCTGGCACATATGTCGAAGTCGTCAATTCCGGCGATAGGACCGTATATGTCGTGGGGAATAACTACACCGTCGTACTAGGATCTGACAACATCTATATCAACGGATCCTGCAATCTGACCGTTGCTGGAGATTTTCGCCATCTAGTCAAGGGGAATTATCACCTCGAAGTAGAGGGAAACAAGACTGAATACATCAAGGGATCGCGGCAGTCTAAGATAGGGCAATCCGAACAGAGCGAGATCGGAAAGGATTTGGCGACAAATGTCACTTCAAACCTGATCTTTAGAGCAGGAGCCAATGCAACTATCACCATCGATGGAAGCAAAGCTCAAACGATCGGTGGCAACTGCGATCTGACGGTGGCCGGCGATAACGGTCTGGTCGTAGTCGGAAAGCACCAGGAGTTCTCAGCTGGACACCATGAGACCTCTTCGGCTGGTCACCTTTATCTATCCTCGAAGGAGAACCTAGAGTTTGAGACACTGGCAGCATCCGCAATAAAGGCTGATGGATCTCAAACGATCACGATCGGCGGTACTCAGAATATGACCATCAGCGGAAACCAGACGATTCAGGCCTCGACGACAAACATACAGAACAACGTCAACGTGACCGGAACGCTAACCGCCACGACTCAGGTCACTGCTGGAACTCCTTCGGTCAGCCTTACGACTCACACGCACGGTACTCCTCCAAGTACTCCTTCACCTACGAAACCGAGCTAATCTATGTCTCTTCTATGTGGCAAAAATCCGGCTCTTGATGCGGTCAATGCTGTCAAGGATGCAATTAAAGCGAAACTGGCCGATAAGAAAAGTGCTCTCGGAGGCCTAGCTTCGCAGGCCGAGGCATTGAAGTCAAAACTGAGCGAACTGAAGGCAAAGGTCTCTACATTGGATTCGTTTCAAGCAGAACTGGCTGGATTGGTCGGAGCAACCCCAGAACAGATAGCGGCATTCAGACAGAAGTGGAATGGCAAGGTGGCCGAGCTTGATGCATTAGTCGCTAAGACGACGAGTGGAATTGCGGATGCTCTGGATTTCTGTAAAGACGTTCCTAATGTCAAGATGGATCCAACCACAGGACAGGTAGTGACAGAGGCTAAGGAATCTTCCACTCCGAATGCGAATCCAGCTTCAGCCGAAGCTGTTCAGACTACGATAACAGTTCCAGAAATACCCAAAAATTGACTATAAATAGAAAGATCAATGGCCGGAGTACTCACAGTCTACGATCAGAATATCTTGGCGCGCAAATCGGCGATCGTCTCACAGCGTAAGCCATACTCAGATCTAGACGTCACGCTTGCCCTGAATGTGGCAAAGGACATTGATCCTTTATTGGATACCGATGCAGTCAAGCAGTCAGTCAAGAATTTGGTGCTGACCACGTTCGGAGAACGTCCATTTCAGCCTAGACTTGGTTCAGCGCTGAAGGGTCTGTTATTCGAACCGGCAGACCGAATCACGATCGCAGTGCTTCGCCAATCGATTCGCGATGTTCTTGTTCGAAATGAACCTAGAATCGATTCCATTACGATTCAGGTGATTGACGAATCTGATTCGAACAGGTACCAGGTCAACCTAGGTTTCAGGGTCATATCTTTAAGCCAAGAGGTGGATCTGACAGTCTACCTGCAACGCATACGCTAATTTTCCACCATGGCTCAATTCAACGTCACAGAACTCGACTTTCAGAATATCAAGGATTCCATCAAGGATCACTTCAAGTCGCAATCTAAGTACAACGACTTCGACTTCGATGGGTCAAACCTCTCGATCCTTCTGGACATTCTGGCCTACAACACCCACTATAACGCGATGGTGGCTCACTTCTCTCTGAATGAGTCATTCCTGGACTCTGCTCAGATTCGTGGAAACGTAGTATCTCACGCCAAGACGCTTGGATACGTACCAAGATCCATTCAGGCATCCTCGATCAATCTGAATGTAACTGTCACTGGAAGTTCTACGACACCGGCAACTTTGACCATGGAAAGAGGGACTAGATTCCGCAGCAACAGCGGGACATCAAATCCGTATACCTTCGTTGTGCTCGAGCCGATGACTTCTTCGAAGAACAGCTCCAATCAGTACGTTTTTTCGAACACACTGGCAAAGCAGGGTGTGCTCAAGAGAATGGTCTATCTTGTCGACAATTCGATCGAGAATCAAAAGTTTGTCATCCCGGAGGATAACGTTGATGCCAATACGATCCGCGTCCGTGTCAAGACGAACCAGGATTCCGATGACTATGAGTCTTATACAAAGTTCACGACCCTCTCCGGAATCACTTCGACTTCCTTGGTATACTTCATACAAGAAAATGCCAGCGGAAAATTTGAGATGTTCTTTGGCGACGGATTGCTCGGAAAGAAACCAATCAATAACAATATTGTAGAAGTAGAGTATATCTACACGTCCGGAGCAGAGGCCAACAATCTTCGTTCTTTCACATCCCTTGACAGTATTGGAGATCTCTCGAATATATCGGTTTCGCTGGCCTCCTCGAACACCGCCTCGTATGGAGGTGCAGAGCGTGAATCAATCGAGTCGATTCGGTACAACGCACCATTCACGTATCTGTCACAGAATCGTGCAGTCACTGCCGACGACTATCGCGCTCTGATCATCCGTGACTTCGGCAACATCGATTCTATTTCCGTCTGGGGAGGAGAAAAGAATGCCGAGCCGGACTATGGAAAAGTTTATATCGCCATCAAGCCTTCCGGAGCTACTGCATTGAATACAGCCCAGAAGAACAATATCATTGCTGCACTGGAAGGTAAGAACATTGTTTCTATCACTCCGATCATTGTTGATCCGGAATATACCTACATCAAGCTAGATGTTTTCTTCAAGTACAATCCGAACCTGACTGATAATACACAGATTGCTCTGGAAGGATTGGTCCGTAATAAATTGCAAGAATATAGCCAGACATATCTGCGCCGATTCGACGGGGTGTTCCGTTATTCCAAGCTTCTGTCAGAAATTGACTCGGTTGACAAGGCTATTCTTAACTCAGTGGCTCGTGTCTATATGTTCAAAGACATCAGTCCGTCTCCATCAGTTTCTAGCTTTGACCTCACCTTTGCTTCGCCGATCTATGCCACGAATTCGTCCAGTCCTGTCTTGACATCTTCTGAATTCAAGATCGGTGGAATCACGCACTACATCAAGGACGGTCCGATTGCCAATTCAGCCGATCGTACGATCTACTTGTATCGTCGAGGAAATACCGGAGACGTAAAAGCTGCAACTCTTGGGACGATATATTCTTCAGCCGGAAGAGTCGTCATCAATGGGCTATATCCTGACACCACAGATGTCATTCGATTGACATTGGTTCCGAACTCATTCGATCTTGCTCCAAAGAGAAATCAGCTGTTAGACATTGCCCTCTCTATTCCTGCGGGAAGAGGAGATCTGGAGCCATCTACGATCACTGGAGAAATCGATACGATTGCCGTGGCAGGTTCGGCTGGAGCAATCAATTACACGACGGTATCACGTCACGAAGGATAACATATGCCTCATTCACTTGAGCTGATTGCCAGTACACGTAAGAAGACCAAAGAGTCTATTCGTGTAGACGCTCTTTTTCCTAGTGAACTTCGTGAGACTGGTGTCAGACTCATCGAACTGCTGCAGGACTACTATTCGCACATCAATGAGGAAGGTCAGGCCAGTTATGAGATCAATCAACTGGTCAATGCCAGAGACATCGATATCACGAAGGATGCATACCTTGACCTGATTCAAAAGGAAATTGCCGTTGCGATTCCAAAGAGCCTGGTTGCCAATAGAGTCAATCTGTACAAAGAGCTCTCTAGGTATTACACGGTTCGTGGATCCCAGGAATCGATCGAGCTATTCTTCAAGATCATCTTTCAGGACAATGCAGAAGTGTATTTTCCTAGAAAGGACATGCTTATCGCCTCGGATGGTGTCTGGCTAGCTGATGTTCAGAGACCACTGTATTCTGCAGCACCATTGCTTGGAGTCATCGGAAACGGAATGGGAGCAAAGGCTGCAGTCACCACTGCAAATGGAGCGATACGCCGCATCAATGTGACCAATGGAGGTACGCTTTATCCATGCCCGACAGCCACAATTACTGGTAATGGATCAAATGCTCAGCTGAAGGTTTATGTCGCGGATGGATCTATTCGCGCGATCAAAGTATTGAATGGAGGTTCTGGTTATACCACGGCAAGTGTATCGATCTCCGGAACATATACGACGGCAGCAACGGCTACCGTTGAGATCGTAGGCGGATCTATATCATCCGTCACACTCACTTCGTGCGGATCCGGCTATGATAGCCCGGGCGTTAATATCACTGGAAACGGCAGCGGTGCCACTGCAATTGCTTTCTGCGCCGGTGGAGTGATCGAGCATGTTCAGATGGAAACATTTGGTTCTGGATATAGTTCAGCAAACCTCCAATTCACTGGAGCAACTGGATCTGGAGCTCAGGCCACAGCAGTGATCGTAAATGGAGCGGTGACTCAAGTCACACCCACGGCTTATGGATCTGGGTATACGACCGCCAAAGTTGCCTTGAATGGAGTAGTTCTAGATGATTCTTCGGCGAGTTCGACTCAGGCCAAGATCATTCCATATGTCGATCTAAGTGGAAACGACGCAGGTGAGATTCGGTCATATAAGATTGTCGACTGTGGCCAAGGATATGAGATCGCCGGAAATTTCTTAGGATATGCCCTGGGAACCTATAACGAAAAACGAGGGTTCGTATCGGATATCATTAAACTTCAGGACTCGTATTTCTATCAGAAGTTTTCTTATGTAATTCGAACCGGCAATAACTTTGATGCCTGGTCGGATACTTTCAACAAACTGGTTCACCCGGCCGGTATGATATTCTTCGGCGAGATCTTGATCCTTTTGCAGTTATTGGACGGCAAATCCGTCATGCCATTACTACAACCTGGATTAATCTCCGCCGAAGACTTGGCGCGCTTGATCATCCTTCAGGCTCTGAACAACGTA